GCATGGTTGATGCCGGTTGGCTGGGATGCGAGGAAGCACAGGAAGGTGAAACGCATTGTCAACCCGGAGAATCAGAACGCGATCGTCGGCGAGGCGACGACGGAGGATTCGGGACGCGGCGGAACGTTTACGGCGGTGTTGCATGACGAGTTTGCGGCGTGCGACGTGGGCGTTGGAATCTTGAAATCGACCAGGAGTGCGACGGGTACGCGGTGGTTCAACTCGACGCCGAAAGGCACGGGGAACGCTCATTATCGAATCGTGCAATTGAGCCGGCAGAACCCGAAGCAGGTTCGTCCGTTGCGGTTCCACTGGAGCCAGCACCCGGAATTTGGAAAGGGCTTGTATAAACTCGGAAAGGACGAACGAATTCATCGGATCGACAAGGTGACCCCGTTGCCGACCGATTACTTTGAGTCTCAGGCGGACTTGGTTGGTTCATTGAAGCGGCGGGCTTTTTGGGACGATTTTGCGTTGCGGTCGCCGTGGTTCGATATTCAGTGCGCTCGCGCCACAACGAAGGCGGAAATTGCTCAGGAACTTGAAATTGACTACATGGGGTCGGGCTATCAGTTCTTCGAGCAAGGGGACATTCAGGACTTGATTCGGATGTATTGCGTGCCGCCCCGTCAGGTCGGCGATTTGCATTACGACGTTGAGACGCTTTCGCCGACGGGGTTTCGCCCCAACGGGCAAGGTCGGTTGGAGTTGTGGTGTGAGTTGGTGCAGGGGTCGCCGTCAATCGGCAGATACTATGTGGTTGCCGTTGATGCTGCGGCGGGTACTGGGGCGAGCAACAGCGTTGCCTCGATCTGGGATGCAAAGACGGGCGAGAAAGTCGGCGAGTATGTTGACCCGAACATCAAGCCGGAACGCCTTGCTAAACAGGTCATTGCGTTGTGCAGGTGGTTCAACGATGCGTTTTTGATTTGGGAGACGAATGGGTCCGGTCGGGCGTTTGGCGACGCGGTGATCGAGTGGGGCTATGGCCGGTACTACTCCAGGGCAAAAGACGGAGACACAGGCGAAACGGGGGCCAAGGCGGGGTGGGCGCCGACGCGAGACAATAAGTACCAATTGCTTTCCCAGTATCGCGGGGCTTTGGCCGACCGGTTGGTGTTCAATCGGTCGGAGCAAGCGCTAAGGGAGACGCTGGAGTACGTGTTCCTCGGGAACAATTGGGTCGAACATTCGTCGTTGAACGAAGTGGAAGACCCCAGCGGCGCGAGGGATCAGCACGGCGACCGAGTGATTGCCGACGCCTTGGCCGTGAAAGTAATGGACGACCAGCCAAAGACGGTAATGGTGGTCAGCCGGGAGTTGTCGCCGCTGAGTTTTGCCGGACGGCGAGAAATTGCCAAGCAGCAAGAGCGAGAAAAGCAGAATCCTTACGTGTTCAATTAGGCCATTATGAATCCCAATAAAGCCGAAGATCGACGCGAGTTGCTGACGGCCGTGGAGCATTCCCGCGAAAAGCTGGAACACATCCGCGAAGCTAGGCGTCGGCTTATCAAGCGAGCGGCTGGGAGCGAATGGTATCCGCACGGAGCGAACGAGCGGACCCCAATCAACCAGATTGCCCAGGCCGAAGGGGCGTTGGTGCAACATTTGATCGGCGGTGAACCTAAGGCGATGGTGATTGCCGGCGATTCGCGGTTGGTCGCTCCTGCGTATGAACAAACGCTAGCGCTGAATGCCGAGTCACAACGAGTTGGTTTGCGGACGAAGCTGCGGCGGCTGGTTCGGGATGCGATTTACGGCATGGGGATTTGCCGGGTGGGGATGTCGAGAAGCCGGACGGTTCCCGTGCGAGAAATTGCCCCGGACCTGGACGAAGAGGGGGACGTGGGGGTTGGACGGATTCTCCTGGAAGTTGTGTCGTTTGAGTCGTGGGTTCACGATTGCCAAGCGGATACCCTGGAAAGCAAGTCGTTCTGCGGCCATGCCTACTGGGTGGATGAGGATGAAATCGATCATTATTTGCCGGGCGCAGGCAAAAAAGACTTGGCCGACGAAGAAAAGCGATGGATTGACGAACGCGGCAGCGAGATGGCTGGTGCGATTAGTCGCGGAACGGATGGCGAGGGTCGATCCGGCTACGCAAAAAAGTATTGGCTGTGGGATTTGTGGTTGCCGCGGGAACGTGCGATTGTCACGATGCCGGTAAACGGCACGGGTGATATTGCGAACGTTACGCCGTGGAATAGTCGGCCGGGTGGCCCGTACCTATTTTTGCAGTACCAGGAAATCCCCGATCAGGCGATGCCCAAGAGTGTGCTGGCGGACTTGGCATTGGTGCATGATTCGCTCAATAGTACGTTTCGAAAGCTGATCGACCAGACCTGTGACCAGAAGACGATTTTAGGGTTTAAGCCGGGGCATGAAGACGACGCGCAGCGAATACTCGATTCCGGCAGCCGGGCTTGCGTTCAAATGCGAGACCCGTCCGCCGTGCAGGAGTTTAGTTTCAACGGCCCCGACCAGTCGTTGCTCGGCATGTTGCTGCAAACGCGGGAGTTGGCCAACATCATCGGCGGCAACACGGATACGCTGGCCGGGCTTGGTGCGCAAACACCTACGGCATCCCAGGAAGAATTGGTTGCTGCGAATGCGAACGGCCGGATTCAGGCGATGGAGATGGAGACTTCCAGCTTTGTCGTCGAGTTGTTCGAGGCGATGCGATGGTATCTCTACAACGAACAAGTTGAGCCTGTTCCGATCGTCAAAGAAGTAAAAGGGACTGATCTGCGGCTGCGGGACGAATGGTCGGCGACGAAGGCGGCGAGCACACCGGGCCGGTTTGATTCGTTTGCAATGCAGATTGAACCGTACAGCCTCGCCTATCGGTCGCCGGAACAGCGATTGCAAACGATTTTGCAGTTGTGGCAGAACGTCATTATGCCGGCGTTGCAGTCCGGCATGTTGACTCAGGTGCCCGACATGGATCGGCTGATTGACATTATTTCGCAATACTCGAACTTGCCGGAATTGAAAATGATATTGAGAGCGCCGACGGAAGACGAGATGGCGGGCATGTCTTCCGCCGGCGAAAGTAGGGGGCGCCAATCACCCAATACGACTCGAACGTATGTCCGTCGCGGCTCGCCCGGCCCAACGAACAGGGGCATGGCCATGCAGGCTTTACAAATGATGGGTAGTGGGCGGCAAGCGGGAGCGCAGTAATGAATGTTCCAATGATAAATAAAAACGGGGTAACGACGAATCACCGTTCGCTGGATGTTCACCCGAGCCAAGTAGCGGAGGCGAATCGCGTTTCCAAATCAATGGTTGGTCGGGAACTGTTTCGGCGTGATGGTCGGATGGAAGCCAGCCGGTCGCAGGTCAAGGAGTATGTGAACGCGATCAATCGCAATCGCGGCGATGGCGATGATCGCATTGTGAATTACGACGGAGGCTACGGCGACCCGACGTAGGGTCAATGAACCACAAGGGGGCCGGCGTTGATGCGTCGGCCGTAAAAGGCTGAAACCGGGTAGCTCCCGGCGAGAAGCCTGTAACTTCGCTGCCTTTACAGGGGGCCGTGCGGATCGCCGTGCGGCCCCCTGTTTTTTTCTTGGAGCAAAACATGAGTACGGTAGTTGAAGAAGAAACGATGAACCTTGAGACCGAGCAGGACGTGGATGTCGTCGTTGATGGTTTGGAAGAGGAAGGCGCCGTTGAAAAACGGCGGCTCGAAACGGTTAAGGCCGTCGAAAAAATTCTTGGCGGCAAGGATGAAAAGCAGTCCGCCGACAAAACGAAACATTCCGACGCGGTTGACGATTCCCGCGTCGAAGACGATTCCGAAACGCCTGATGACTTGACCCAGGCATTGAAGGATCGTGCGAGTGCTGCGGGGGTTTCGGAGGCATTGGCTCTACGATTGCATCAAAGCGGATTGCTGGATGAATCGCTTGCGGCTATGGACCGCAACACGATCGAGCGTGCGACGAAGACCCCGAAACGGGAACCGAAAGAGACGCCGAAAGCGAAGGCGGAACCGGAAATTCCCGAACGTGATGGCGTGGAAGATTCCATTCCTTCGTTGGACCCCGACCAGTTCGACGATGCTCTCGTGAAACGGGACGCTTTCTTTCAAAAGCGAATCGCCGACCTTGAGAGTCGGATTGCCGCCATGTCGCAAACGACCGAATCGGTTGCGAAGCAGCGGGACAATCAGTTCCAACAGTGGTTTGCGAAAGAGGTTGATGGATTGAAAAATGCGGAGTTGTTCGGGGGCGAAGGTTTTGCCCAAGACGGCCCGCACCACAAAAACCGTCAATCTCTTTGCGATGGGTACGAAAGGATTTGCATTGCTTGCGGGATCGATCCGTATGATTGCAGCCCGGACATGCTCCGTCGCGCCTACCCCGCCATGTTTCCCGACGAAGTTTTCAAAGCAGCCCAGCGTGATACGGTGCGGCGACTTCGAGACGCCGAAGGCAAGTTCATCAAGCCGACTCGATCTTCCGGCGGTTTGCCGTCTTCAACAAAGCGGAAGACGCAGGAAGAACTCGACGCCGACTTGTTGGCGAAAGTCAACGGCATCTTGAAGAAGTCGTACAAGTAATCGCCGGGCCAATGGAAGGATAATCAATCATGGGTATTCAAGCTGAACAAATCGCCGACATCGTGACGGCGGTGAAGGATAACGAACGAAGGGGTTCTTACGAACTCCTCGTGACGGAGTTGCAGGACTATCCTGCAATGCGGAAGCTGTTCAAGGACAAGGCCCGACAAGAGAAGGGCGGCGAGCAATGCTCGTTCAACGTCCAAGTGGCCACCAACGGGTCGGCTCAGACTACGGCCCTGTTTGCGGAAATCGACCTGTCGCAAGCCGATCTGTTCAAGAAAGGCCGTGTGCCGTGGCGGCATGTCACCAACTACTACCTGTTCGACGAACGGGAGCCGGAACTCAATTCGAGCGCCGAAGACCTGGTGGACATCGTTAAGGGCCGTCGTGCCGACTGCATTATGGACTTGGCCGTTAAGTTCGAGCCGTGGTTCTGGGGAAAGCCCAGCGGGAGTGAAACGGCGGACGACGCGCCGATTTTCGGCGTTCAATACTGGATGCCGCGTGTCAATACGAACACGGCCGGCGCGTTCCAGGGCGGTGATCCGGCGGGCTTCGCCGGCGGGTGCGCCGGGCTTCCGGCGGCGTCGTACCCCCAGTACCAAAACTGGTCGAATGGCTATTTCGCCATTACGGAAGACGACTTCCTTGACCGGCTGGAGTTGGCGGCCTACAAGACCAACTTCAAAAACCCGGTGGCAATCCCCGGTAGTGAGCGGGCACGGTACGGGTTCTACACGAACTACGATGTGCATCGTGCGCTGCAGGAAATCGCCCGAAACCGGAACGATAACCTCGGGTACGATCTGGCGACTCGGGCGCCAATCTTCCGTGGTACGGCAATTGAGTCGGTTCCGTATCTGGACGACGACACGGAAGACCCGTTCTACGGGATCGACTGGTCGGTATTCAATCCCTTCTTCCTTCGTGGCGAGTGGATGAAGGAAATCACCCAGGTTCGCCCCGGCAAACAGCACCGGGTTGTGGCGACGTTCATGGATTCGACCTTGAACATCACTTGCCGCAACCGCCGGAAGCTGTTCGTCCTCTACAAGGTCTAGCGAAAAAAAGGAGCAAGACTATGTCTGTTGCAATGCGTTTAAAAGACAACCTGGGGTCTGAGAATACAGACGCCTGGTTGGGTTCGAGTCCGGCGATTTGGGGCGATTGCCCGATTGATTCCATTCGTGGCGGGTCGGTCGGCGGCGTCATCCTTGAAGATGACTTCGTTTCCTGCCCGAGCCTTTCGGCGGGTGCTCACGATTCGCTGGCGGGCTACCTCGCTTACGGCGACACCGGCGTAACGCTGGCATCTCAGGCGGGTGTTGCCGGCGGAGTTTTGGAAGTTGCCGGAAACGATGCCGACAATGACGAGTCGGTGTTGAGCGGTGGTTCTCCGGCGTTCATCGTTTCGGACACGGCTTCGCAGGAAAAGAAGCTGTGGTTCGAGGCTCGCGTCAAGAAGGCTTCGATCGCCGACAACGCCTGCGCCATGTTCATCGGTTTAGCGTGGGACCACGGCGACGGAGTTTCGGTCGCCAAAACCCTTTGCTTGACGGACAACGACGGCGCTTTGGGCGCATTCTCGTTCCTCGGATTCCACGTTGACCAAGCTGATGGCGACGCCATCGACTTTGTTTACAAGGCCGAGGGGGAATCGGCGGTGGTGAAAATCGCCGGCGTGGAAGTGCCGGTTGCCGACACTTGGATGAAGCTCGGGTTCATCTTCGATCCGAAGGCGGATGCCGACAAGCGAATCCGAGTGTTCGTCAACAACGTCGAGCAGACGACCTACGTTACGGCGACGAACATCGAAACGGCGACGTTTCCCGACGCGGAGCCAATGGCTCCCGTGTGGTGCGTCAAGGTTGGAGCGGCTGCGGAAAGCAAAGCACAAATGGATTGGTGGCGTTGCGTGCAGTTGCGGTAAGTGTGATGTTGAAAAGCAACTCCGTGGCTGCTTCCTAAAAGCAGGCAGCCGCGGAGGATTTTTCGGAGCAACGATCATGAGCTTGAAAATGCAACCTTCCTGGACCGACAATGTCGCGGTTCGAACCCCTTACGCATTGCTCAAGGGTGATTCGCTGATTGTGACGACGGGGTTGGACCTGCGAACGAAAGTGGGCGGATTCCTTCGGATTGGAGTCGGGCGATACGCCACCGGCACCCTGAATGTCGGCATCGACGTGTTGGTGAAACGGATTTTGACCGACCCCGCGGCCGCGGCGGTTCATCGCTATTCCGCTCCGTGGGCGCAGTTTACGGGCGGCATTTCCTACTCGAATCAACTCATCAATAACGCGGCGGGCTACGCGGCCGGAGTTCGGTCGATCGCGTTTGACGGGCAAGCCGCCAGCACGGCGTTTGCCCACGGCGATCCGCTATGCTTCTTGGGACTGACAGCGATCCCGGAAGCGTCCGGCGCAATCACGTTTGCCGCGGGCGTCAATATGGAATTCTTGCGATGTTCGGCCGGTACGGCAACGCCATTTATTCCCGACGCGGCCACGTCGTTCGCCCACGCCGACAACGAGTATTTCACGGCGGCCGATGCGTGGACCCCGCTGTGGCTGCCGGGCGGGAGCGCCTACGAACTTGTGTTCGACGCGGGAGCCGTCACGACCGCCTCGGGCGTCTTCGCGTGCATGGCCGACCTACAAACCTACGACTACACGCGGCAGGTGTAATATGATCGACCCTATTTCACCTCCCGGCGGCTGGGGCGGCCAGAAACCGCCCTCCGGCGTGCAGGTTAACCGGCTGCATCCTTCGTCGGCCGGACTGATCGACGCCTTCGTTTTCAACGAGCAGGCGGGCGGCAACACGCGATCGGCCTTGACGGGCGAACCGCTCACGCTGGCCGGGGCGGCGAAGTGGGGCGCGTGCCAACAAGGCTCC